TCCGTGGTTACATCGGCGAAGCTCTTATGGTTCTCGACTGGGAAGAAACGGATACCTCCAGAGTCGATCTGGCCTATCAGTGGCTTGCTCAGGTTCGGGCGCTAACGGGAGTATCCCCGCTTATCTACATGAGCGAGTCTGTCGTTAAGGCGCATGACTGGTCCACGGTTAGCGCAGAGTTTAGCCTGTGGCTGGCACAGTACCGGTATTCCACAGACGTACAGGGCTGGCATCCTGAATGGACTATGCCCAACGGTATTGTCTGGCCTTTTGTCGCCATGTACCAGTATTCCTCCACTACCCGTTTAGCGGGATGGAATGCCCACTTGGATACGTCTGTGGCTTATATGGATGCCGATGCTTGGCACCGTTATGCCACGCCGTCTAATCCTAATCACCAGCCGATTCCCGCTCCTGTGGTTAATACTCCGGCTCCCGCTCCTGCTCCGGTAGCGCCAGTATTGCCCGGTGTTCCCACTTTTACTGCGGTGGTTAGCCCCGGAGATACCTTTACCTCTATTGCGGCCCAGTTTAATGTACCGCTAAGAGAACTGGAAGATGTTAATCCCGGCATTAACTACGACCTGATTAATTCAGGACAGGTTATTAATGTCCCCGGTACGCCCCCGGCACCTGTAACCCAGCGGCCTGTACGGGTCCTGTGGCGTGTTGATCCCGGTGAAACGCTTAGCTCTATTGCCGCACAGACCGGAACTACGTGGCAGGCTATTGCCGCTGATAATAACATCGCTAACCCTGATCTGATTAACGTCGGTCAGATGCTTAACATCTATTAAGAAAGTACCACAATGACAATTCACGAGTTCGTTAACGGAACGCTTGTACCTGGTATTATTCTCGACATTGATGCAGAGATTAACCGGCTGTATCCGAATCTGCGGGTAGCTCATATTCCTGCGGAAGCGCGTGCAGACCATTCCGCGTCCAAGCCCTTTGCGTTAGTGGATGAAATTGGGGGATTTGTCATTAAAGAGCTTACCGAGGCGGAAGCGTCTAATGAGACGTTTCTGCTTCGGTGGCTGTGGGAAAACGATTCCAAACGGCATGACCCCCGCGATCTTTATGATAAGTTCCAAAAGCAGGTTAAGGCAGAAGAGAAAGCCCGCCTTGCTCCTATGAAGGAAAAGTTCCATGAAGAGATTGAAATCGTTTCTTCTATGGCACGGTCCCCGCTTCATACCTATAAGCTCCCGAAAGAACTAGGCAGTAGGAAGATTACGTAATGGCTATTGAAACAAAGACACATTCAGTACAGGACGTAGTTACCTATGTAGAGCGCCAGTTTGGTGATGAATCCGGTGTTCAGGTAACCACTGCCGATGTTGTCAGGTGGATTAACTCAGGACAGCGGGAAATCGCAGAGAACAACCTGAATATCAATGCCACTTATGCCACCACAGATGTAGTAGCACAACAGGAAACCTATCCTCTTAGGAGCGACCCTAATCTGGCTAATATCAGCCGGATCAGGTCGGTGCGCTACCAGAATCAGGTTCTTAAGAATATCTCTTTTGAAGAGGCCGAGAGCTATATTCTGGTTAACAGCACGCAGTTCCCGATTAACTACGGGCTACCTGTTATCTGGTGGGAGGATGCCGGTGATCTGCATCTTTATCCGAATCCCCAGCTGAGTATTAGCGGCGCTCTGACAGTTCACTTTACGACTGTGCCGCAGTCTGTGGCATCCCTTAGCGATAAGCTGGATATACCCGATAGCTACTACAACGCTCTTTTGCAGTATGTGCTATCTCAGGCGTATGAGCTTGATGAAAACTTTCAGGCTTCCCAGATTAAGACTTCCCAATTTGAAAAGTCTCTTGGTATCCTATCTAATAGGACAGAATCTCAGGATAATACCTATCCGACCATTGCTCTCGAAATAGAGGATGCATACTAAATGCCCGGAAAGCCAGTCCTTATTGGCCCTTTTGTTAAAGGACTTAATAATATCTCCCAAGCTGGGGAGTCAGATGATACTGAAGTAGTTAATCTTGTTAACTTTGAGGTAGCTCTCGATAAGTCTCTTACAGCCCGTCCACCTATGCAGGTAGTGGACGGGTCTCTTTTGGGTGCCACTAATACCGAGGGCTGGACTATCTTTGGCATATACCGGGTATCCACTACCGAGTGGTACCTGATTGCCCAGAAGATGACCTCTCCGGGTAACTGGTCACTGGATGCTTACCTTAACGGCGATCCTACATCTACCGTATACAACATAAAGACTATGACGAGCGTTAATAACAAGGTAACAGGTTATGCCCAATGGCAGAGCACCTGCTACTTTTGTGTTGGAACTCTTTCCACAATTAACGGCTTTTCGTGGACCAAAGGTGGTACACCTGCCGATGTTACGACAATGCCTAAAGGCAATATCATGGTCGCACATAAGACACGTCTGTGGATTTGCGACTCGACTACTGGCTCAAAAGCCAATACTATCTGGTTCTCCACTATCAATACCACAGGGTCTCACCCTGAACTGTGGAACAATGATTCTGTCACTGGCGATTTTATTCAGGTTGACCCCGGTAATGGTGGCTTTATTACCAACATGCTACCGCTTAACAACTCACTGCTGATCTTTAAGAGTGACGCCACTTATAGGTTCTCCTATCCCGGTGCGCCCAAAAATGGTCAGGTGGATACGCTCAGCACCTATATCGGCACGGCTAACCAATGGTCTGCCGTTAACTTTGAGAACTACGTGTATATCTACCATCAGGGTAGGGTCTACGAGCTAATCAACTCCATCTTTATCCAGATCAATAAGCTGGTCCAGTTCAATCTGGACAGCGATAATGCCTGTGTGGATAGCTCCGCGCCGACTGTTAATATGTCTGTGGTAACCCGACGTATTCTTATCCAGTTTAACAACACGATGTACTCTTTCAATGTCGATACAAAGACATGGGGACAGTGGAGAAGCTATAATGGTACGCCCGGCAGGTTTATTGAAATGCCCAGTGATCCGGCTTCTTCACAGCCTAATACTTATATCAGTGCCTCGCAGGGTCTTATCCAGAATCCCAGTACCAACTTTATTACAGATCCCGCTTTCCTTACTTCCATCGGTTATATTGGGTCTAATCTAGGGGCCGGCTACAGTGCTTCTTACAATGCTTCAATTCTTAGTGTCAGTAAGGCAGACGGTACCGCTAGTAGCATGTTTACTGTATTTCTTAATAACCTCGGAGGGTCTACTAACTTCAGTATTCCGTGTTCTCCGGGGCAAAGATTCCAGTTTACCGGGACGGTAACGGCTACCACCGGAACAGTAAATGCACGTATGACGTATTTGCTTTCCACAGGTGGAACCACTACTACAGATGTATCTATTACTGGATCGTTTACTGCCCTGTTTACGGTCCCTGCAAAGGCTGTTCAGGCATACCTTACGGTATGGTCCAATACGCTGGTTAATGCCGGTGATACGGTTACGCTGACTTCACCGTCTATTGTCCGCACTAACGATACGTCGCCTTTTACGCTTATCAAGATAACGGATAGGCATATCGTAACCCCGCTTACTGTGGAGTATATCGAGTGCGTAGTAAGGACTAAGAGTTACGATTATCAGGCTCCGGCCAACGATAAGCGCCTGTTCTGGTGGGGTGTTGATGGTAAAACGACAATGAACATCACCACTAAGACCATCCCAGTAACCCGCACGTCTCCTATTAAATGGAATGATCTGAATACCTACACCCATAACCAGCTAAAGCAGGGTACGTGGGGTAATCCGCTTAGCTTCCTCATTGGCTCTGTGGTTGTCTTTGACAGTGATACTATTGCGAACAGCACCTCTGAAAACGGCCGCATCTTTGCAAAGAACAATAAGGGCCTTAGGTTTAGGCAGATTAGCTATCAGATCAATATGACCTGTTTGGGGAATAACGTTACAGGCCCCTGTAAAGTCTTTTCTATTACAACCTTAGCGTTGCCGAAGGAGAAGGTCGATGCTAAGGTCAGCTAATATTGACGTACTTAAAGGGGGAGAACTATGATGAATAGTAATGTGCCGAAGTTTATCCAACGGTATAACGATCAGATGAATCGGTATGCCCCACAGATAACACCGCAAGGTGCGGCACAGCAGTACGGACAGAATCCTAATGCTTCAACTGGGTATTCTCTTAATAACAATTATGCTGTGGGAGCTAGGGTCTATAACGGTTCTTCTCCCAGCCCACAGGTAGGGGCCGGTTCGGTTGATCCTTCTGGATACGCTACCCGGGATAATATGGCACAAACCAGAAATCAGCTTTTAGCTGGTTACGCGAATCAGGCAGGTAACTAATGGCTCCGATCCCTCCGCAGTTTCTTAAGAAGAAAACCGACCCTAATAATGACGGGGACGGGATGAAGGAATCTCAGGAAACCCCGGCTCAAAAGAAAGCAGAAGCCAAAAATGGCGGCAAACCCACTACTAACATGGTTAGGAATGCAAAGCTCGCTCAGATGCTTCAAGGCGGTAAGTAATGGTACTCGCTAAGGGGCCGCAGTTTTCTGAGAACTGGTCCTCAGGACCGGGAGCGGTTGTTAATAAGCCTACTACTGTGGGGAATACCTTTGACCCGTTTGCTAATGCGGGTTATCAGACCCCTCCGGCACCGGCTCCTGCTACTCCTGTAAGTGGTGGCTTTGTTCCTACACCGGCGGTTAATGCGGGTTTTAATCCGTCTACGGCTGGCAGTACAGCCAGTAGTCCCGCTACTAATCCTGTGGCACCTGTTCACCACTTTACTAATCAGGACGCCGACGTTGATAGTACGTTTCAATCTCAGGCGGCGGCCTATAAGTCACAGCTTGCGAGTTATTTGCAGGGTGTCTATGGGCAGGTTGGTAAGGGTAACGTTACTGCCACCACAGATAGTAACGTAGATCCTTTTAATATCCAGACTAACTATAAGCTTCGTGATCTTGGCCCCCTGTATTCCTTCAGTAATCAGAATGGCCAGAACCACTTTGTTAATAGCCATGCTCTTGATGGCGGCTCTATGGGCACCGACTTTAATTCCGCTCTTACTGGGCTGGACCAAAGCCGTACACAGGGTCTTACCAATCTGGGTGAGGATTATGCGGCCCGCGGCCTTGGCTTCTCCGGTGTCTATCAGCAACAGAAACAGCTGAATGACAATGGATACCAGCAACAGGCTACTAACCTTGGTAACTCGGTTAATAACCAGCTGAATAGCCTCAATAACACCCTTACCAGTACGCAGACCGGATTGAACAACCAGATTAACTCTGCACGTACTGATGCTCTACAACGCCTTACTAACCAGCAGGCTATGGGTCTGCCTACTCTTAATTCGTCAGGAGGTAACTAATGGCCAACTTTACCCCTAATGCGTCGGGTGCTCCTAGCTGGTCGCAGTCCCAGCCGGGCGATAACACATGGCTGACGGGTGACGGTAAGAAAAGCCTTTATCAGAATCCTAGCCAGCAATTGGCCGCCGCTAATGGTGGTTCCCTGTGGTCCGGTAACGTTGGTAATCAGCTAAACGTTAGTAATAATGCCCCACAGATATTTCCCGGCGGTAATGGCTCTCCTTTAGCGGCTATGACCGCTGGTGCCGGCAGTGCTGATATTGGCTCAGGTGCGGCTTCTGGTGGAGGGGGTCAGGGAGGGTCTTTTCTTCCGGGTCAGGCTTCTCAGAATACCCAGCTAACTGATCCGAATAGCACGCTGGCGGCGTTTACTAATCAGACGCCCCATTCTGATGACCCTATTCTGGCTAATATTCAGGCGGCTCAGAACGCGCCTAGTCAGATGGATCGTATTCTTAGCACGCTAAGTTCAATGAATGCCCAGACTCCTGACTTTGTATCCAACGTAAAGGGTGCATACGATCAGGCTTTTGGCGCATTGGATAATCTGACTAACCAGCAGAATAACGTTGCCGCTCAGAATAAGATGAACATTCAGGATTTGTTTAATTCAAACCTGAATGCCTCTAATTCTTCTGAGGGTGCATTAAGGGCACAGAGGGCTAACCAGCTTGCTACGTCCCAGTCTCTCGGTGATAACCAGATGGCCGCGCTTAATCAGGTACAGAGTGCCCAGAATGCTGAAAACGCAGGAATGGCTCAGCGTCTAGGTATTGGTGCTAACTCCGGTGCCTCTCAGCAGGGACCGGGAATTAGCTCTATTATCCCTAATAGCGCTACTTCTAATGCGATTATTCAAGCGGCGGCTCAGCAAAAGAATGAGGGCGAATCAAGTCAGGCTGGCTTACAGGCTGATCTTGGTAATCTTCAGGCGGCTAAGAATGCTTCTGCGGCTCAGGCTAATCAGGCTCAGTACGGTCTAACCAATAGTCTCCAGAATAACCTCGGTCAGATTGGCATGAAGAAAGCCGATATGAGTGCGGCTGAGGCTAAGGACCTGCAAAATGCAGTACAACAGGTTTACCAAACTAAGCTTGCTCAGCTAAGCATGGGTATGACTGCACTCCAGAATGAGCGCGATTACGAAGTTAAGAAGGAAATCGCTGACGTTGGTACTAAGGGTACTGGCTTCAACAATGCGATGAACTCTCAGTCTCAGCTGGATGCCGCTAAGACTGCACAGCTTCTTACAGGAAGTAGCGCAGGTGATGCGGCTCTTAATGCCGCTAATGCCTACGCTCAGCATTCCGGTGTTGATCCCTCTGCTCTGAATAGTGCCTTCTCTACTGCTCAAACTAAGGGTTCAGGCATACCGGGAACAGCCGCAACTATCTCGGATATTCTTACTAATATGCAAAATAATCCGGCGCTTCAGGGTGTTAATCCTAACATTATCCAGTCGTATGCTAATACTGCACTGATGAAGAATGCGGCACCCACTGTTGATCCTACCCTGCTTGCAGCTATCATGGGACAATAAGGGACAATAACTATAAGGAGATAACGTGGCAGATGCACCGGTAATCGCATCTAACGCAAATCCCCTAGCAAACGGTTACGGCGTTGGTCCTACTGGAGGTTACACTGCTCCGGTTAGTGCCAGCGCCGTTCCGTCTCTAGCGGATATGCTTTCAAAAGTGCAGTTTGCGCATAGCGTCCAGACGCCCGCCTTTGTGGGAAATAGCCCTACAGGCAGTGGCACTAAGAACGTTGACGTTAATGCCGCCTTCCAGAAGTCTTTCTGGGATGGATTAGGCGCACTGGGACAGAATGCACTTAACCAGCCTGTGGTAAAGGGAATCATGGATTTCCTCTCCACAGGTGCTTACGCATCTGCTAATACTGCCAGTAATCTTCTTACTGCCGGTGATGAACTTGCTCATGGTAATCTTAAGGGTCTTACTGATGGACTAATGGCCCCTATTACCGGTGTTGGTCAGGGCCTTAGTGCAGGTATTGGCGGTAATGATAATGACAAAAAGACATTCTCCAGCGTCATTAAGCAAGGCATGGATCAGGCTGGTGTCGATTCCAATAACGACGCGGCTAAGTGGATTCAGGGTATTGGCGGCTTTATTGGTGACGTTGGTCTTGATCCTACTACCTATATCCCCGGTGTAGGTGTTGGTAAGGCTATTGCTGGCGGTATTAAAGGTGGTGCTGATGCGCTTAAGGCAGGAAAGGCCGCTGATGCGGCTGACCAGCTTAGTGCAGAAGCGGCACGTCTAGGCACGCCTATTGATAATACGGCTCAGGCTTCCACAGGTATTGCTGACATACAGGATGCCGGTAATAAGGGCGTTATTCAGTCCATCGTTGATGGGGCTAAAAGCGGTTGGGCTAAGCAGGGCGCAGAGAATGCGGCGGCTAAGGCCACTAAGGCTGATATTAAGGGAATGGATAACGCTCCCGCCGTTGATTTTGCGCCGCCTATTAAGTCCGGCGATCAGGAAATCAATGACGCTGTAAGCGTTCCCGCTAACAATATTCCACCCGAAGCCGCTGTATCCACAGCAGTTGATAACCCTGTGGATAAAACCGCAGAGCTTCAGAATATCCTCGATGAAGCCCAGCCCAAGCCCGCTGTTTCCGGCGATCCTGCGGCCACCGGTGACCTGCCATCGGCGGTCCAAGCCGCCCCTGCGAGCACCGGATCGGGCACCGATTCGCTGGCACAGGCTATTAAGGCGATCAGCGACAATAAGGTGGCAGAGCCTAAAGAACTTAAGCATTCCGTCGATGGTCTTTATAACGATAAGGTCCATCAGGGAATGCAGGATATCCATAATGATATCCAGTTTAAGGCTCCGGTTTACTCCAACGAGAAGGTAACCGCCCGTAAGCTTATGGAGGATGAATCCGTTGATAAGACGGTAGAGCCTCCTGCTCCTAAAGAGACCGCCCCTGTGGTGGAAACTCCTAAGGCACCTGCTCCTAAGGCGGCTCAACCTCAATTCGATTTGGATGCCTTTAAGGCTAAGTTCCCTGATCTTACCCCACAGGGATTCAAGGATAGCTTTACCCTCTCCGAACGTAAGGCAGTTAAGAATGCCACTACGGAGCAGGACGTTAAGCCTATCCTTAATCAGTTGCGCCCGGATATTGTTAAGCGCTTCTATAAGGTTCCCGAACAGGCGGCTGAAGAAGCTCCTAAGGCAGAAGCAGTAGCTAAGGAAGTTCCTAAGGCTGAGCCGACCATTATTCCGGGTAAGCCTATTACGCCGGAAATGCTGGATGCCGCAGGTATTAAGCCTGAGCACCACGGTCTAACCAGCGGACAGCTTAAGCAGGTAATGCGTCCGACTAATGATGCGCGGGAAATGTCTTCGTACATTAAGTTTCACGCACCGGTTAAAGAATTC